GGCAGAAGGCAGGCAAGATATACGTGATATGGCTGCCGAAGCCTCAATATGGTAAGGCTGACGTGATGGAGCTGGAGAAAATTCCGTCTGAGACGTGCAAGGAGATAGTAGCTGCATACCTTGCCGGAGAGGACAGCAGCAGGTTCCAAGACATGTGGGACATCAGTAAGGTGAAGCAGGAAGGTACCGAAGAGGCTTTGCCGGAGAAATATCTGGAAGTGGAAACTGAGCTGGTCGACATCCTGCAAAAAGAAAAGGAGCTGGCTGACAGGAAAGCGGAGCTCAGGGACTATCTGATGAGCGAGATGATCGCGTCAGGTGTCAGGAAATGGACTTCGGAGAATCTGACTATCACGAAGAAAGCTGGAGGCGTGAAGCAAGCGGTGGACAGCAAGAAGCTGAAAGCCGAATACAATGACGCATATCTGGCTTGTGTGAAGACATCGAGCTTTAAGGAAACGATAGAAATAAAACAAAAAGTATGAGACACAAGAATCATGTATCATTGATTGGTACGGTCGGCAAGGATGCCGAGGTGAGGTCAACGCAGGGAGGTGTGCAATATGCACGCTTTTCCCTTGCCACGACATCTGGAGGTTATCAGAGAAGGGATGGTGCCCAAGTTCCTGAGAAAACAGAGTGGCACACAATCACGGCATGGCGCGAGCTTGCCGCGTTCTGTGGGCAGTATGTGAAAAAGGGCATGAAGATTGACGTTGAGGGTTCCATAGCCTATAGTGAGTTCACTGACCAGCAAGGGCAGAAAAGGTCTACGGTGGAGATTGTGGCACAGGACATTGTGCTGATGACTATGCCGCAAGAGCAAGGCCAGCAGGCGGCGAGACGACAGCAGCAGGGAGGCTACCAGCAACAAGGTGGGTACCAACAGCAGGGAGGCTATCAGCAACAGCACCAGGGGCAACAGGCTTATAATGGTCCGGCTCCGTTCCCATCGCAGCAGCCTGTACAGCAACCTGTACAACAGCATGTCCAGCAGCCTATGCAACAGCAAGCTCAAGGATATGCTCAGGGAGGGTATGGCCAACAGCAGCAGCCTGTAGGCCAGCAAGCCCAGGGACCAGGGGTCGATGACCTGCCGTTCTGATGGCTAAAGTGGTTACGGTGAGGAAAGCAGATGGTCGGGTGACGTGTGATACAGACCTCGATTATCTGTTTTCCACGCTGAGGAATGGCACGTACACGCTGACAATAAAGAGAGCTGCTGAGAAGCGTAGCGTGTCGCAGAATGCTCTCATGTGGATGTGGTTCACATGTGTGGAGAATGAGACAGGGACACCGAAGAAGGATGTCCACGACTACTATTGTGGTCTGTTCCTGACTAAGGAGATTACCTACAAGGGACAGGCGTTCTCGGTGGTGGGGCAAACGAGTAACCTGACGACGCAGCAGATGACCGACTTTCTGAACAAGGTACAGGCTGACGTGCAGACGGAGTTTGGTATTCAGCTGCCACTGCCCGAGGACAGGTATTTTGAAGAGTTTTACCAACAGTACAATTTTTAGTGCTGAAGTTTAATTAATTTAATTTTAATTTTATGGAGTTCAAAAAGATTCAGTTAACGAAGCAGAACACTTTGACGGTGGTCTACAAGGATGAGGTCTCGAACACAATTACCGTGGTGGGCGCGAATATCGTGCACAAGGACTTGCGGAAGGCATTCCGCGAGTTGATTCCGCACATGGTGATGCTGACTGAGACAAAAGAGAGTGTCGGTAATACCCTGAATGCTTTGCAGAAGCAGGATGGTGCTGAAAACGACAAGAGTGTGTACAGACGCTATACGGTGTCTGACGTGGTACTGAGCGAAGCCGAGGTGGAGGTTACACTTGGAGGCACACGTATTCTTGACCGTGGCGATGTGGTGAAAGTCGACTGCCCGCAGATTAACACCGAAGAAGATGAGCACTACGAGTACCTGTCCGAGTTTGCTCTGGCTGTTGACAACTTGAAGTATGAGGCGAAGCTCTACATCCAGGAAAAGAAATGGGGCTTGAAGGAGGGTACGCTGAACTTTGGCGAAGCGGGCGACCCGTTCAAGGATGTCAAGCCGGGTAAGGTTCCCGAGGCTGATGTCAAGGGAGAGAAGAAAAAGAAGGGCGGCAAGAAAGATAAAGCCGCGTAATGATGAGAGGCTATGCAACCAATATTCTATACGCAGACCCCGACCTGCTATAAGGTTTCCTTTGCGTATCACCCGTTGCTGGTCAAGTGCATTAAGAGAATCCCATCTGCTCGCTACAGGGCAGATGGGCATTTCTGGGAGGTGCAGCCCATCGACAAGGAATACTTGGAGAAGATGGGCGACTGGGCTGTCAGGAACAGGCTGTGCGGTAGTGTGGCGTGGGTAGTGGACGATGAGCCTGTAGAGAACTTTGAGATTCCGCCGATGCCGGAACTGAAAGTACCGCACAACATGACGCTGGAGCCGTATGAGTACCAGAAGCAGGGCATTGCCTATGCTCTGGAAAAGAAACGGTGCATAATGGGTGACGAGCCGGGACTTGGAAAGACGGCACAGGCGATAGGCACGATGACTGCTGCGCAGGCATGGCCAGCTCTGGTGGTCTGTCCTGCTTCGCTGAAGGTGAATTGGCAGCGAGAGTTCAAGAAGTTCGGTGGTGTGAATGCTGTGATACTTGATGACACGAACAGGAACGTATGGCAGAATCTGCTGACGATGAAGAAAGGGAACGGACAGCCGTTGTGCCAGGTAATCATCACGAACTACGAGAGCCTGAAAAAGTTCTTTGTCAGGAGAATCAAGAGCCAGCAGAGGTTCACGTTGAAGAGCGTCGATTTCGATGAGCGGATATATCTGTTCAAGAGTGTCATCATTGATGAGAGCCACAAGTGCAAGAGTGCTAAGACGCAGCAGGCTAAGTTCGTGCAGGGCATAGCTGCTGGCAAAGAATATGTTCTGGAGCTTACGGGTACGCCTGTTGTGAACAACAACACCGACCTGATACAGCAGCTGACGATTATGGGTAGGCTGGAAGATTTCGGAGGGTATATGAAGTTCCAAGAGAGGTATTGCGCTGGCGAGAGCAAGTCGAGCCACTTGAAGGAACTGAACTACAGGCTGCACAAGTTCTGCTTCTTTAGGAGGCAGAAAAAGGATGTGTTGAAGTGGTTGCCGGACAAGACGAGGTCGTATCTGGTGACTGACATCGACAACCGGAAGGAATATGCGGATGCTGAGCGTGATGTCATCAAGTACCTGAGAGAATACAAGGATGCGGATGACGAGAAGGTTCAGCGGGCTGTGAGGGGTGCCATCATGGTTAAGATGGGTATCTTGAAGCAGATCTCAGCGAAGGGAAAGATTAAGGCAGCTATCGACATCATCCATAATACGATAGATGGTGGCGAGAAGCTGATAGTGTTCTGTTTCCTGAAGCAGGTAGTATTCGAGTTGAAGCAAGAGTTCAGGGATGCTGTCACGGTGACGGGTGACGATGATGACCGCGCAAAGCAACGTGCGGTGGATATGTTCCAGCAGGACGCGAACACGAGGCTGATAATCCTGAACTACAGAAGCGGTGGTACCGGGCTGACGCTGACTGCTGCATCGAACGTGCTGTTCATCGAGTTCCCGTGGACGTATTCTGACTGCTGCCAAGCTGAGGACAGGGCGCACAGGAACGGACAGAAAAATGCTGTCACCTGTACGTATCTCCTGGGCGAAGGCACGATAGATGAATATATGTACGAACTGATTCAGACGAAGAAGGACATCGCTAATGGTGTTACGGGAACGGATGACAATGTGGAAGAAAAAAAGGTGAGCACGCAGGATATGCTGTACAATGCCGCCTTGGATATGTTTAAGAACAAGCTATGAAGCCATTAAGTGAAAGCCAGATACAAAAGCAGTGTGTCGAATGGTTCCGAAGGACGTATCCTACGATAGAGAGGCTTTTCTTTGCTGTGGGTAACGGTGGCAAGAGGAACGTTTGGACGGCGAAGATTATGAAGGATGAGGGCGTGAGGGCTGGCGTTGCCGACTTGATACTGCTCGTTCCGCAAGGAGGGTATGCTTCGCTATGTGTGGAAATGAAGACACCTGTGGGAAAGCAAAGCCAGGAGCAAAAGGAGTTCCAGAAGGCGTGCAAGGAGTTTAAGAGCAAATATGTAGTCTGTCACTCGCTGGAAGAGTTTCAGCGTGAGATAAGGGAGTATATCAAGGTATGAGTTACGAGGACCGAATCGGAGAGTTCTGGCAGAAGGTGAAGTCGTTGAAGCTGGACACGACGCAGATAGCTTTGGGGCTTGCCCTGCTGAATGAGTGGCGTGAGGCTGGTTTTCCGTCCCGCCACGGCGTTCCGAATGAGGTCTTGTGTGATTTACTATCCATGAACATAAAAACGCTCAGAGCGGCCAGAAAACGGCTCGTGGACAGTGGGCTGATTGTCTTTGAGGACGGAAACGCGAGAAGACAGCCGGTGTACATATTCGATTGTCCTGAGATTCTGCCTGTGCAGAAGGTGGTGGTCCAGGTACTGCCACAACAGCCGAAGGTGGTGCCGAAGCCTAAGAGAATGGCAAAGGATAGAGATGGACAGCCGATGCTGTTCTCCGAGAAAGATATGGCTATGGTACCGCCAAAGCAGAAAAAGAAGAATGAGCCGGAGCCGCCTGAATGGGAAAAGGTTCTGGAGGTGTGTATGTCGAAGGGCATGAGTGCTGATGAGGCGAAGGTGTTCTACGACTACTATAATGCTCAGGGCTGGCTGACATCAGCTGGTCAGAGAATACGGAATGTCGATTCGATGGTGAATCGGTGGTTAACAATGCAAAAGAAGAGAGACGATGAATCAAATAGGAGATTTGTTCAACAGCAAAGGCCCAGCTCAGCAGATAACATCCGCGAAGCCCAGGACTACATTATCCGAGAAATGCAACAGTCGCTTTTCCAAGAGACAGAGGGAGGCAGCGGAAGAGTTTTTGAAGAGCTACCCGACCATTTCTGACGTGTACACAGCGTTCTGTCCGAAGAATTGGGGAAAGGCTCAAAGGAGCAAGAATGAGCTGGCACAGCGCCCGTGTATCACGTTGGGGCAGCTGGATGATTTGTACGGCGTGAAGGATGCTGCGAGGATTGTGGTCAAAGAGAATCTTGGCGGTATCTATTCTCTGGGTATGAACAGGGAAACGATGAATCAGGAAACGGCAACTACGGTGGCTGACCTGTTCGTGGCAAGGTATGGTGGGGAGTGTACGATGTTCGCCCTGATGGTGTATTTCTCAGGCTATACGATGGACTACAAGGGAACGTATGCGAACTATGATGTGCAGGATATACTGCTGCAGTTCTCGAAGAAGTTCCTGCCGTGGTGGAGGCAGAAGCAGGGTATGGCTGCTGAGCCGAAGGCCGTGGAGGTTCCGACAGGGCCGTGTGGCATGGCAGGTCTGAAAGTCTACTTGCGAGATAAGGCATACAGGGGCGAGGACTTATGGAGTGGAGGTCTGTACGCTATTGGTATAGTCAATGAGGCTCTGATACAAGAGGTAGAGGCAGAGATAGCTGCTGGCGTGTTCTAAAAGAGTTTGAAGATGGCGAAGTTTGAGGCTGTCGTAGCTTTCAAGACGAAGGACATGGAGGCTATAAGTAAGATACGTGAGCGGTTCGGGATGCCTCAGAAGATGACAGTCAATTGGACGTGTCCTGTGAGGCTGGACGATGATGACGAAATCGAGATGTTGAAGAAATGCGAAGAGATTGGATTTCTCGACATACGATATATAGAATCATTTGAATTTCCTAAAGTATAACTAAATCAAGGTAATTATGAGCAACAAAGAGAAAAAAGATGCTGGGCAGCAGAAGCAGACTGCAGGACAGCAAAAGACCGAGAAGGCTACGCAGAAGAAAGCAAGCGTAACCAGGTATTTTGAGCAGCGCATTGGCGAGTGGCTCGAAAAGGAAATGAAGAACGACCCTCTTTTTGAAAAGACGGTGACGTCGAAGCCTGAAAAGACGATCAAGGGAGCATGTAACTATGTGCTGAAAGTGGCAAAGGATTCTGGACAGGCTGGCTGGGATGATGATGAGGTGTACAATCTGGTGCGCCACTACTATGACGAAGATGATGTCAAAGACCCAGGAGAGCAAAGGCCATCGAAGGTTATCGTGTCGGGACATGTCGACCTGACAGCCGAAGAGAAGGCTGAGGCTATGGCTAAGGCTGAGGCAGCTTTCAAGAAAGAGCTGAAAGAAAAGGCTGAAGCTGATGAGAAAGCGCGTCGAGAAGCTGAGAAGAAAAAGGCTGAGGAACGGCGCAAAGCTCTGTTGGAGAAGAGAGAGAGGGAGAATGCGATGCAAGGTGACTTATTCGGTTTCTGACTATGTGCACGGGATTTTATGTTAATTGCAGTCATATAAAAGACAAGAAAGCTATGAAGGCAAAGACGAAGTTACAGAAGCAGCTGCTGGAAATGAGAAAGGAGCTGCCGGAGCTGACCGAGAAGCAAAAGGAATGGGCGAAAGAGCATTGCTTCGAAAAGATAGGCTACTATTGGAAGAAAGATACGAAGGTGTGGTGCCAGTGCTGTGGTCATGAGGACCGTGTTACGCTGCCTGAGCTGATGGTATCTCTGGAAATGACACACGTCTGTCCTGAGTGCGGTAAGCCGCTGACATTGAAAGGATGGCAGAAAGAGAGAAAGTTCGCTGACGGGAAAGGGGTGTATGAGAGCACGCACTATTCTGTTGTGACGCACAAGGAGGGATGGACGGTGATACGGACGTTCGAGGTGAACAGGAACAACTATATGGGTGATGCTACGCACTACGGATTCTGGGAGGTGTACCAGATATGGGTAAGCGATGAAGGTAAGGAGGTGATTTTGTCCAAGGGCTACAGTAGGAGCCCATCGTATTTCAGATGGAATCACTACAGCGAATGGGGAGTGGGCAGGCATAACGAGCATTGTTCTGGCTACTATATGATGAGTGATGTGTATGATGTGGACAGGAACTATTTCTATCCGAGACAGTCGGTATCTCCTATGCTGAAACGCAACGGATGGAAGGCGGAGCTGCTGAGGAAGGTGAAGGTCGGAAGAGTTGAACTGATGCAGATGTTGCTGACTGAGCCGCTGGCCGAAGAGCTGGTGAAGAAAGGGCAATATAATGTTCTGAGCCATTGGATGAAGACGGGAGACGTGAATAAGGACAGGAATAAGTGGCTGCATGCTGTCAGGATATGCATACGTAACCACTACCAGATAAAGGATGCGTCGATGTTCTTTGACTATCTGGACTTGCTCGATTATTTCCATCTGGACACGCACAACGCTAAGTACGTATGCCCTGAGAATCTGAGGACGGAGCATGACAGGCTGCTGTTTAAGAAAGACAAAAAGGAGCTGGTACGGGAGCTGGCGAAGAAGATTGCCAAAGCAGGTCAATTTGAAGAGCAGTACAAGAAGCATCGAGGGATGTTCTTTGGGATATGCTTCGGGAATGACGACATCGTTGTCACGGTGGTAGGCAGCGTCAAGGAAATGGCAGAAGAAGGTACTTGGATGCACCACTGCGTATTTTCCAATGACTACTACAATGCTAAGATACACCCGGACAGCCTGATTCTGTCTGCAAGGGACAAGGATGGCAACCGTCTGGAAACGATAGAGGTGAACACAAAAACGTGGACGATAGTGCAGTCAAGGGGGCGGTTTAACAAGCCAACGCCCGAACACGGCGATATCGTAAAGCTGGTGGAGAAGAATATGTACCTGCTTAGAAAAGCGGCTTAGACGGGAAAAACGGACAAAATAACATATGACTATGAAAGAAGATGAAGCAATAAGGAAATGGCTCTACGGAGATATGGGAAAGAAGAAAAGAATGTATATCGCTACGCCTGTAAACGCGCGCAGTGAGGCTACGCTGGACTTGAAGAGAGAGGCAGCGCACAGGAGGTGTGTCGGTTTGAAGGCTGTGCTGGAGATTGATTTCCCTGACTGGGAGATAGTGACACCGTTTGACGTGACACGGCACTTTGGTGAGGTCGTGGAGGCTGAGGCAATGGGAGCATGTATCACGCTGCTGCTGACGTGTGATGCTATCTATCTCGACAGGGGATGGACGGCATCGAAAGGGTGTAACTTAGAGTACCGGGCTGCAAAGATTTACGGTCTGGCGATTATGGACCATAACAAGATGTAAGGATATGGAATATATTGATTTTTTGAAGCAGAAGATGGCCGTGAGCCATCAGCAGGGTTTCGAGGTGTCGGCTGATGAGCTGACACCTTCGCTTTATCCTCATGTGAAAGATACGGTACGGTGGGCTGTGAGAGGTGGCTGCCGTGCGATATTCAGTAGCTTTGGCATGCAAAAGACCGTGACGCAGCTGGAGATAGAGCGCGTCATCACTGAAAAAGTGGGGGGGGCAGGTTTGATAGTATGCCCTAAGAGAGTTGTCGTGGAGTTCATCACTCAGGCAAAGCAGCACCTCGATATGGATGTGACGTACGTCAGGACGATGGAAGAGGTCAAGGCTTGCGAGACGAAGATAATGGTTACGAACTATGAGCGTGTCCGTGATGGAGGCGAGGAAGGGCAGCGCAAGCAGCTCCTCCGTCGGCGCGGTGGCGAGGGCGGCGTTCTGCTCCTCCGGGAGCGCCGGGAGGCGGTGGCCGGACTGCGACGAGATGACGACGCCGCTGCCGCCCTCGGCGATCGCCTTGCCGAACTCCTCCAGCAGCACCGAGGTGCCGTAGAGATCGACCTTGAGAATCGTCTCGACGGGCGCCTGCGAGGGCGAGACGCCGGCGGCGTTGATGACGTTCGCGATCGGCCCGA